TCGCCTGCGGCGCTTGCCGGAGTATTGTGGTTCAGCGCGTGGCGAAACTGCTCAGGCGTGAAGTCTTCGAGCTCAAGCGAGAACGATATGCCTTCCTCGTTTCTCGTGACCTTGATGATACCGGTCGACCCGGCGTTGCGATGCTCGGTGTACGAGTTCGGCAGGTTTAGCGTTACGCCTCCCTCGGCGTAGTTTTTCTTCCCGTACGTACCGAGCAATACGAAGTTGGTCGACGCTTCCGGGTCTGCTACCGACAGCTCGACCTCAGACTCCCCAGCCGGTGCAAGGTAAACCTCGTACGGCGTCATGATAATTTCTGCGCGGTCACTCATGTGATCCTCCTATTCGCTCATGGTGATGGCGTGCACGTCGTACGTCCGCCATTGATAAGGCCAGCCGAACGTCGGATCGCGAGCGGTATAGCTGCCCCCGACGTCGACGCCTCTGATCGCCACCCCATCGTACGTCGCACCGTCAAGCATGTGCAAGTCCTGGGCTATGGCGCGGTCTAGTTCATCGGCCTCTCCGAATGTACTACCGTACGCGATCACGTCGAGACGTTGCGGCAGGTACGGAAGGAAATGCGACTGGACAATCCCACCCGTCAGCCGAATGACGACACTCGATCTCGGCATGTTCGCCGCTTCGCTCTGCGGTAGCTCGGCTACGTAAGCACGGTCACTGACAAGCGCGACCACGCTCGCGTTGGCGAGCAATCTTGAACGTATCGCAATCGCGGCGTTACTCATTTCGTGAGCCTCCGGTAGTGCTTCTGAATCAGGTCTGCGAGCTGCGGGTACTTCTCGTCTGCGACTGGTCGCAGGAACGGGCGCTGCCCTGTCGAGTTCACCGCCGGTATCGTCTCGACGTAGATCGCGTAGTTAACGCCGTAGCTGCCCCACTCGCCGACGACCTCGCTCCCGACTACCTTTGCCGGTCGCATCTGGATCGACCCTTGCAGGACGGTCGTGACAACAGGCACGATCTGCTTTGCCGCGATCACGCAAGCTGCGGCCGTCTCGTCTATGGCAAGTCGGGCTGCCTCTTCGGTTGCGGTCACCAGCTCATCGCCTCGCCATACCATTTCGCTCACTGCGCCCGCCTACAGACAGCTTCGAGATATCCGGTCCTCCGGTTCACGCCGTCGATGTCCAGGCGCCCGTGCACCGTTTCTCCGAGGCGCGTCTTGATATGCGAGAAGCGGTCAGTGGCGAGGATGTCAGTACCGAGCGGCAACCACACCCGTATCGATAGCTGCGCCGTTACCCCATCGTCAACGTTCGCCTTCCGGCTTGGAGTGTCGGTGTAGACGTAGCACGCCACGCCCGGCTGATCTACCCATTCGCCGTTAGGTTGACCGTAGGCGTCTGCCCCGGACGCGCGGCGCTGGCAAGTAGCCGTGTAGCGCATCATCCGTCTGACGCTCACGCAAACCGCCTCATCTGTAGTCTACTCGTAATCCGCGCGCGTTCCAGATCCATCTTCTGTGTCGCCCCGATCGTCCCAAAGTCACCTGCCGATGTGCTGAGCCCACTCTGGTAGAGCAGCCGTAGCTTTGCGAGGTCGATCAGTACCGAGTCCCGGAGCGTCGTGGCTTCGCTTACAACGTAGGTGACCTCAACCGCGAAGTCGAAGTCTCCTTTCTTCTGCGGGTTTCCGTCTGCCGTGATCCGGTATTCGCTCGACGCGAGAATCGAGTAGTTGAACTCGTCGATCCCTTCGCGTATCTGCGTGATAGACTCCGCTGGGCGCTTCAGGTGTAGCCGATTAGTGCGCGTCTCGAACATGAACTCTTCGGTCACCGTCCCGGTCGGCGCGATCTTCGCAAGCCATTCTGCCTCCGATTCGATGACGGTCTGTACCTCAAGATCGGTGAGGTCGGTTTCGATGTGCGCGCGCAGCTCAGTCGGTGTGATCATCGTCGGTCACCTGCTCGGCTCGTGGCTCGGACAAGCGCGGCTTTGTCTCGACCGGGCGCGGTTGGATCCGCGCTTTCTTGCGAGGATGGTCGTCTACGTAGGCCGCGAGCTCCGGGTGCTTTCCGATCTCGCCTTCTGGTATCTCCGCTCCGACCCGGCAGTATCGCTCAACAGCGCGGCCGGACCCAGCGGGTCCGACCTTGCCGTTAGCCATCACGTACAATCTCGTGATCGCTTTCATCAATGCACTCCTTTGACGATTAGGTCTCGTCGTCTACTCGTACAAACGCAGCGGGCCGGTAGTTCACCAGCGCGGCACGAAGGTCGGCACGTATCGCCTGTTTGCCTTCCACGAAGTACGTACTGTGCGAGTCCGTGATCCTCACCTCAATTCCGCGTCTCATAGCCATAGAGGCGAAGTTTGCGAAGTCTCCGACGATCGACGTTCCTTCTTCCCAGCCGTCGAAAAGGACAACGGGAAGACCCCATACCTGCATCGGCCCGGAAGTTGAAGGAGGACCCCACAGGTACGCGCCGGTCGTACCTTCTCGCGCGAGGCGTAGCGTTTCCCAGTCGTTAGGGTGCATCACGACCGCATTCGGTCGAGCGCGCCCAGTGACACGAGATGCGGTGATTGCGCGGTGGATTGCGTCCTGTCGCGAATCACTCGACGCAGCTTCGTACACTTGCTGAGTTCCCGCGTTGTTCAGGATGCCCGCAATGTTCGGCGCGATGCCGTCGCCCATGATCACCTGTAGGTCAAGGCGCTGCTCGATCATAAACCGAAGTCGACTTTCCACGTAGGACGATGCCTGAGCCTCGTCTTCCAGCTGTTCGTCGGTGATCGGCAGGAAGATCGGAATCTTCCGAACCGCGACCGTCCGCTCAGTGAGCGCGAACGCGGCTTCTCCGAACGAGCCACCTTCCGACTTCTCAACAGCGTTATTGGTGAAAGTGGTCTCCTCCATGTAGACCACCGATGCCTGTTGCGTCGTCGTCTGCGGGATGAGGTCCATGACCTGCGGTGGGCGCTGCGCGTCGAGGATGAGGGTACCGCTTCGCATGCTCTCCGGCTCCCAACCTGCGGAGGTTTGGAACAGGGTCTTCATTTCCACGTCGATATCTGCGCCCATCTTCTGACCGCGATTCTTGTACGCGGCCGACTCGACGAAAAGCTCGCCGATTCCCTTCTGGCGCTGGCGCGGTGCGGCATTGCCTTCCGGGACAGGCGGTGCCTTGTAGCCGTCGCTGGACTTCTGCGCCCGCTCGATCTCCGACATCTCGTCGATCTCGGTTCCGAGCGCCTCCACCTCTTCGCGCATGCCACGGAGCTTCGCGAGCCGTTCGCTCGTGGTTCCGTCACCGAGCTTGTCGGTCTTCGACAGGTCATAATCCTGCCGGTTATCGTCTCCGCTCTTCGTCGCGCACTCTTTGAGAACGGTTTCGAGAGCCGTAGCTTTCGACTGATACTTCAGTCGAGACTCTTTGAGTTCTGCCATTACACCCATGTGTCTACTCCTGCCAGCGTGCTGGCAACTGCGTTGAATTCCGCTACGAGGTCGACGACCTCTTCATCCTCGGCCTCGGTAGGCTCGCCGGAGTGCGGTGCCGCGATGAGAGATTTCATCTCCTCATGCAACTCGTCGAGGCGTTCCGTCGCGAGCGTCAACCGCTCGATCGTGGTAGCGCCTATCTGTCGTCCGTCCGCCTCGCGCATCTCTTTGAGTGCCTGCACTCGACCCGCGAGTTCTGTCATGCCGTCCCGCAGCATGTCGATATGGTCTGCCAGTCTCAGACCTCCGGACTTCACGTCGAGGGTCCGTGTCGCGATCCCGGCTCCGAGGAGCACAGGAGATATCTCGAACACGTCCATCGACTCTATGATTCTGTTTGCCTTCGACCCCGAGTCAGGACGCGACTCGGTGAGGACATCGTATCCAAAGCTATACTGTTGCAGGTCAGGCGAGAGTTCCTTGACCGTTAGGTAGGTATCTCGTCCCATCGTGGTGCTCAGGAAGAACCGACCTTTGAACACGAGCTCATCGCCGCGTTCGGTTGCGATCCCGCGACCCACCGGAAGCGCCCCACCCCACGAGCTGTGATTGTAGGCGCTCACCCTGACGTTGCCGCCTTTCAGCGCGCCCGGCCGGATGATGTCTCCGTCAAGGTCCACCACGTCAAGTGTCGCGAAGACAGCTTCAAAGCTGCCCTCCTCTGCGCCGTCTTCCAGAAACTTCACGTCAAGCGATACTCGTTTCTGTTCCATCTCTACTCCTCCCCGTCATCGAATACAGGCGCGAATGAAAGCGTTCCGTTTGGGTGCTCAAGGTCTTTCATCAACTCCGCTTCCGCGAAGGTGACCACCCGGCCGTTACGATCGGCGCACTCGGTGTGATCGTGATCGACTTCCGAATGACCTATCTGATCGTCGAACACAAGCACTTCTCGAATTGTATCACTCGCTTCGTAATGCTCCAAGGTCGCCACGTTCTGCGCATACTTGGTCTCCGTTCGCGCGATCAATTCCGCGCGAGCGTCTACTGATAGTCTACCACCTGGGACCTGACTCCGTATAGATACCCCAAGAGCAGCAGATCCGAGCCCCTCTGCGCGACCGGCAGAGAGTACCCGGAACAGCTCCCGCCGCGTTGCCTTGTCGAAGTCGATGAGCCCAGCCCGACGACCGCCGGTCTGCAACAGGCGTTGTTCGGCTGCGTTCTCGAGCATGGTGCCGAGGCCAAAGTATGCGTTGACCAGCTCGAAGGTATCGCGCCCTACTCTAACGTACTGCTCTGCAAGCATGAGCGGGTTGCGATTCGTGAGTCGATCCATGATTGACTCGACGATGATGTCGTCCGGCGTCACGTCCTTGAGGTTCCCGTCGGTGTCAACGAGTTCAAGGTAGATACTCTCGATGTCTTTTCCGAACGCGAGTAGCCGCCGGGCGAGCTCCCGCGCGAATCGTTTCTCCATGACCATCTGGTGTTGGTGCAGAGTCTCGATGTAGTCGGTCAATCCTCGCTGCTCAGGCGTCACCTCTTCCGGGTCGTACTCTCGCTCTTTCCGAGCCTTCCGTGCTGCGAAGCCGAGACCAGCCATCGGGTTGCGGTACTCGCCACTCATGTCGTCCTCTCGAATGCC